AAGCAAGCATTCCATTCTTTCTGATAGAATCTTTTCCATTTTTTTTAAATTCATATATTTTTTTTATTAAAGTTAATAATTATTTATTATTTATTAATTTTGCTGTTATTCCCCAATTTTTATGCAAAAAGATTGATAAAATATTTGCTTCAAAAGTTGCTTTTTGTGCTTTAGTCATGTCATCAAAAGCAATTCTTGAATTTGAAAATTCTCTTATAACTAAATTTTTCATTTCATTTGCATCAAAAGAATCTGAATTTTTTATTTCTTCACTGACTGTTTTAAGTTGTGAAATTGCATCATTATCGAGTATTGCTTGTAAAGACATATATTTTTTGTTTAAGTTAATTAATTAAATTTTTGTAATTTAATTTTCTGGAAACAATAATAACATTATATTTTTAACATGTCAATAATTATTTTAATAAAATGTTAAGATATTTATAAAATGTTGATGAAGTCAATAAAATCAATACTCCAAGCAGTGTGTCAAAATGGATTTATAAGAAATAATTTAAAAAAAAATAAAAATATTTTAAAAAAGATTTGTGAATTAAAAGCTATTAAAAATATTATAAGATAAATAAATTATTGGAAAATAATATGTAAAAAATAGTGTCAAGAAATATTTGAATAAATTTAATAGGATTAATAAAAGTGTATCAAAATAAATAATGAAAGTTAATAAAAGATATATAATATAAATACTTGACAAAGTGAAATCATGTGATAAGATAAAAAAAAACAAACAAAACAAAAAAAGGGGTTTCTAGTAAAACCCGCTTTTAAAAAAGAAAAATAAATAAAAAAATTCTTTCTTAATTTCAGTTATCCTAATTTTTTTTGCTACTTTTTTTTATTAGTAAAAAATTGTTTTTCTGGAAAAAATGCAATTATTTTAATGAAAGTAAAATATAATAATTGTTATTGTAAGTTATTAGATTATAGTAAAATATAAAAGAAAATTTGCAGGAAATGAAAAAAGGGGTTGACTTTAAGCGATTGCTTTCATAACTTTTAATAATCGCGCGCGACTTCAATAAACAATAAATTTTATGTCAAATAATTACGATTTAATAGATATAGCTCGAAGAAATGAAATAATTGAAAATAAAAAGCAAGAAATTTTCGAAGATTATAAAAATAATTTACTTAGCTATTCGCAACTTGCTAAAAAATACGAATTAAAATTATATGATATTCTAAAAATAGTGAATAGCGACGAATTTAAGCAAGAAAATCAAAAAATATTAGAAGCAAGAGCAGTCAATTATGTTAATCAGATAGGCGAAGAGATCGAAAAAATAAGCGAAGATTCAAGCAATTCATTTGTTGCAAAACAAAAATTGAAAGTTGAAAATTTAAGATGGCTCGCAAGAACTACATCGCCAAAAATTTTCAACGAGAATTATCAAATTGCGATGATTCGAAGTGAACAAGAAAGCAATCAGCAAGTTGTTCCAGAGCTTAAAATAATTCTTAATAACAATTAATAAATTATGCTAAAAATATTACTAATAACTAGTTTATCACTATTTTTAATAAATTCTAATGCTTTGGCAGATTGTCGATGTGTTTGCATGAACTCGCAAGCTGTAAGAATGTGCGATAGTTCTACTGACTTCAAAATTGATTGCTATTCTATGAAGATGAGATGCAGATAAATTTACATGCTAAGCAGTCGCAAGCATTTACAAGCAAAGCTACAGAGATTCTTTACGGGGGCAGTGCTGGCGGTGGTAAGTCTCACTGCATGCGAGTAATTGCGATATTCTATGCTCTAAGTGTTCCGAAAATTCAAATTTACTTATTTAGAAGATTGTCAGAAGATTTAAAGAAAAACCATCTTGACGGCTCGAGCGGGTTTACTAGCTTGCTTTCAGAGTATATTGAAAGCGGGTTTTGTCGTGTAAATTTATCGACTGCTCAAATTGTGTTTCAAAACGGGTCAAAAATTAATTTATGTCATTGTCAATATGATAAAGATGTTTTAAAATATCAGGGTGTTGAGATTAACTTGCTCTTGATTGATGAGCTTACTCACTTCAGTGAATATATATATAAATTTTTAAGGAGTCGTGTAAGATTAGGAGGTTTAATAATTTCTAATAATCTTAAGCAAACATTACCAAAAATTATATCTTCTAGTAATCCGGGCGGTGTTGGTCATGAGTTTGTTAAATCTTATTTCATTGAAAATAAAGAACCGATGAAAATTTATCAAATGAACAAAGAAGACGGCGGGATGCTTAGGCAATTTATACCCGCAAAGCTTTCTGACAATCCAACAATGACTGAAAATGATCCTCTTTATGCTGAAAAACTTCTAGGGCTTGGCGGAGCATTAGCTAAGGCAATGTTAGAAGGCGATTGGGATGCAATCGAAGGGGCTTATTTCGATACTTTCGATAATTCAAAACATGTCGTTGATTATGTCAATGTGCCTCACTCTTGGCATAAAATAAGGGCTTTCGATTGGGGTTATTCAAAGCCCTTTTGTGTTTTGTGGGGTGCGGTGTCCGATGGCTCGCTTGTTGATTGCGGAGGTATAAAACGAAGCTTTCCAAGGGGTGCAATTATTATTTATCGGGAGTTCTACGGATGCACTGGCAAAGCAAATGAAGGCTTAAAAATGGGAACTGCTGAAATTGCTAAAACTATAAAAGAGCTACAGCTCGGCGAAAAGATGGACGAGATGAGAGCAGACCCCGCAATATTTGATGTCTCAAGCGGTCAATCAATAGCAAATCAGTTTGAAGCTCAAAACATTGGTTGGCTACCAGCTGACAATAAACGAGTAGCGGGCTGGCAACAAATAAGAGCAAGATTATCTGATAATGAAGATGGAAAGCCTTTATTATACATTACTAAGAATTGTCGCAATTTACTTAGAACCCTTCCGCTTATGCAATATGATAATAGCAAGCCCGAGGATTTAAACACAGAGATGGAAGATCATGCGGTTGATACTCTCCGTTATTTGTGCATGACTAAGCCAATTATTCCAGCTGAAATAAAAAAACCAATGACTTTGGAAGAATCAATTAAAAAAGAGCTTGAAATTAAAAAATTAATAGATAACATAAAAAAAGAAAATGAAATAATAAACAAAAAAAGAAAATGACAATTCAACAAGTCGAGCTACAAGAAGATTTAACATCATACGAGGGCGACAAAGCTTTGGTCGACATTTGGCGAAGAGAAATTGATAATGCCAAAGTTTATCACGAAAAATCAAAAGAAACTGCAAAAGAATTTCAGCAAATTTACGAAAAGCAAGAAAGCGAAAAAAATTATAGTTCAAGTGCTTATCCAATTTTCTGGAGCAATACACAAGTTTTAAAACCACTTCTTTTTAGCAAATTACCTAAAATCAACATAGCCCAAGCAAATTATAACGACAATGAAATTGCAAGAATATCAAGTGAATTAATTGAGAGATTGTTAAATTATTTATTAAAAGAATCAGATGCGGAAAATCAATTTGAAAAAATAAGAGATAGTTATTTGGTGGAAGGTATTGGAATACCGAGAATCGTATTTATTCCGCCCGAGCCGATCGAAACTAAAATTAAAAAGAAAAAAGAAAAGCCGGAAATTAAAGATGATTATAATGAGTCCGAAGATATGGCAGAAGGCGAAAATTCTGACATGGAAGAAGAATCAATTTACGATGTAGATGAATCAAAAAAATCATTTAAAATTGAATTTGTTGATTATCAAGATTTTTTAAAATCAACAGAAAAAGAATGGTCAAAAGTTCGCTGGATTGCTTTTAGAAAATATTATTCAAGAAAAGAGCTAATTGAATATTTTGGAAATAAGGGAAAAAAAGTTCCTTTAAATAATAAGAAATATGAATATTTAGATGAAGAAGAAACCGACCTATATAAACTTTGTGAAGTGTGGGAAATATGGGATAGAGAAAATAGGATGTGTTATTTTATGACATTTGCTGGTGATGGATATTTATTAGACAAAGAAAAAGATGGCTACAACCTAAAAAATTTCTTTCCAATACCAATGCCGATGGGCTTAAATGACTCAAAAAGATTATTACCGCAACCGCTTTATAAACAATATAAGACCCATGCTGAAAATTTAAGTGAAATTGACGAAAGAATAGCTAGCTTAATTAAGCAAGTTAAGTTTACTGGTGTTTATAACTCACTAGCCGAACAAAGTGATGTTGAAGGAATAATGAATGGTGAAGATGGCGAATTTAAACCACTTAAAACCACCTCAAATATTGACGATGCAAGAAAATTGATTGTATTTAAACCCATTGCCGAAATTGTAAATGCAATTACAACTTTAAGGCAGGAAAAAATATCTCTAAAAGCAGATATTCAAGAAATCACAGGATTAAGCGATATTGTTAGGGGTTATTCTATAGCTTCGGAAACAGCAACGGCACAACAATTAAAGGGTAATTTTGCAATTTCTCGTATTCAACCACTACAGAAAGAAGTTGAATTCACCATCAGAGATACCATAAGACTATTGGCAGAGTTGGCGGTTGAAAAAATGTCAATGTTAGAGTTAATGGAAATAACTGGATTAAAAATTCATGATGTTGAGGCAATAGCAGAAGCCACTCAAAAAAATTTGCAAATAACAGTTGAAGAAGCCAAGGCACAACTTAAACCTGAAGACCCACAATATCAAGAAAAACTTATGATGCTTTCACAACAAGCACAAGCTGGTTATAAAAAAACAATGGATAAAATTAAAGAGGATTTAAAAGGATTTGCCATTGAATACAAAAACCTTAACAAGCTTGATAAGATGTTAAAATCTGATAAGTTAAGATGTGTTAATATTGATATAGAAACAGACTCAACTATAAAAATTGATCAAAACCAAGAAAAACAAGACAGAATTGCTTATATAACTACAATATCAAATATGGTTCAAGCAATGGCTCCAGTAGTTCAGAGCGGGGTAGTCTCAAAAGATGCTTTAAATGAGTTTATTATTTTTGCCTCAAAACCATTTAAAGTGGGTCGAAACTTAGAAAACTTTTTAAGAACAGATGAAGAGTCTCAGCCAACTGCTGGTGAAATGGTTGCTCAAATGGAAATACAATTAAAACAACAAGAATTTCAGTTAAAACAACAAGAAATCATGGGCAAACTTCAAATTGATCAACAAAAAGTTGACATTGAAAAAGCTAAATTATTAAATCAACAAAACGAATTTGAATCAAAATTAGAATTTGAGGATATTAATAGACAAGCTGATAGAGAATCTAAAAGACTTGATTTAAAAGTAAAAGCTGGAACGGAAATTGTTAATGAACAAATCCGAAATGCTAACCAACCAACACAAATTTAATATGTTAAAAAAAGGTTCATCAAAGAAAGTGATTTCTGCTAATATTAAAAAAGAAATAAAAGCGGGAAAACCGCAAAAACAAGCTATTGCAATTGCATTATTTAAAGCGGGTAAATCTAAAAAGAAATAGTTATGCCAAAAAAATCTATTAGTCTAAGTTTAGGAAGAGGCGAAAAATCTCCAACTGGAGGTTTAACCGCCAAAGGTAGAGCAAAATATAACAATGCCACTAGTAGCAATTTAAAACCGCCAGTGAGTGCAAAACAAGCTCAAAAAAGCCCTAGTGATGCAAATCGAAGAAAATCATTTTGTGCTAGAATGTCAGGAGTTAAAGGTCCTATGTTAAAAAATGGTAAACCGACCAGAAAAGCATTGGCTTTAAAAAAATGGGATTGTTAAATGACAACAAAAAGATTGACTTATATTGAGAAAAAAGGCAAAAAAATAGCTAAATGGGTTGAAATAAGCCCAGTTGCAAAAAGAAAGTTGCCAACTGCTCAAAAAGAAGATTTGACTATTGATGGTTATATTAACAAATATGGTTCAATTTATAACCATGCCGACGGCAAAAATTATACTTCTAAACGAAGTTATTTAGATGCCTTAAAACAAACAGGACATCATATTAAAGATTATTAACAAAACTTATTGACAATTATTATTAACCAACTATTTTATTATGGATATAGAAAACTACAAAAACGAAATGCTAGAGTTAATCAAGCAAAATTCTGATAATCAAGAGCCAGAAGCTGTTGAAAATCAAAACGAAATTGTAGAAGAATCTTCTAATGATGAAAATCAAATAGAAGAAACACCACAAGAAGAAGAAACCGAAAATAAAGAGAGTGAAGAACAAAAACCAGAGGTTAATCTTGAAAAACAATTATCAGGATTGCCAAAGGAATTAATCGAAGCTGTCAAAACATTTAAAGACCCTGAAGATAGGGAAAAAGCAATAAAAATTGCCAAGGAACAGCGTGCTAGAGAAGACAGGCTACATCTCCAATTAGGCAACACAAAAAAAGAGCTTGAAAATATAAGCGGTTTGTTAAAAAATATAGAAACAAATCCCGCTGAAACTTTTAAAGCTTTAGCCAATAGAGTTGGTTTTGATTTAAACCAGCTTACAAATCAAAATCCTGTTCAAGATGAGTTATATTTAACTCCTGAAGAGATAATTGAGAAAAAGGCACAAATCATACAACAAAACTCTTATAAATTATTACAGGACGAATTTAATACTAGAGAACTTATAGAGTTAGTGGCAGAAATTTTAGAAGATAATTCTCGTAGCGAGTCATTAATTGCAAATTATCGACAAGAATTTATTAATTTTTATACTGATGAATTGCAAAGTAATTATGGCATAAAAGATTATTATCCTTTAAAAAACAGAAAAAAAGCACTTGAAAATGCCTATGCAAAACTTGAAAGATTTCAACCTGATTATGAAGAAAAAATCAGGAACAAAATTCTAAATGAAGTTAACAGCGAAAGGAAAAACAAATTTGATGAAGCTAAAAGGCAACAAAAAATTGTTAAACCCGTTTCTAATGCTAAGCCAATGACTTATGAGGAAGAACAAAAAGCTTTAATCCGAAAATATTTATAAGAATCATTATAAATTCTTAAATATTACATTATGTCTGGAAATCCAAATTATACTAACCTTATTTCATCAACTTTAGATAAGTTTATGAAAGATAAAATTACCTCTTCTGTAATTGGTAATAATGCACTACTTAAAGCTTTACAAAACAAAGGTAAAATTATTCATGAAAATGGCGGTAAAACTTTTGTTGAAAATATCGCTTATTCATCAAACTCAACCGTTCAATGGCAAGACCCAACAGACTTGTTAGACACTACTCCACAAGAAGAATTTACCACTGCGGTATTTTCTCAAAAATTCATTTCAGGAACTGACCAAATTTCTGAAAAAGAACTTTTGGTAAATGCTGGAGAATCAAGAATTTTTAATCTTTTAGAAGGTAAAAGACAAGTTTTGCTTGATAGTTTAAAAAATCAATTAGGCTCTGCTTTATTTGGTGACGGAACTGGTTCAGGTGGTAAAACCATCGGTGGTTTACAATTGTTAATTGCTGATGACCCAACAACTGGAACTGTAGGCGGTATTGACCGCTCTTCTTCTGGCAATACTTTCTGGAGAAACCAAGTTTATGACTTTTCGACTTCAGCTGGTGGTAATGCTTCCGCAACTAATATTCAAGCAGGTATGAATAGTCTTTATTTGGCTTGCCAAGTTCAAGAAGGTTCTTTTCCTGACTTAATTCTCGCGGATACTAACTATTTTTCATTTTTTGAAAATTCATTACAACAAATCCAAAGAATCACAACTACTGGAGAAGGTAAATTAGGTTTTGAACAATTAGCTTATAAATCATCTGCGGTTGTTTACGATCCAAATTGTCCTGCTAATCATATGTATTTTATAAATACTAATTATGTTAAATTTCAACATTTAAATAATCCATTATTTGCAAAAGGCGAGACTCAAAGACCAGTAAATCAACTATACTATATAACACCAATATATTTATATGGTAATTTGACTATTAGCTCTGCTAGAGTTCATGGTGTTGCTAAAAACTAATTTTAAGGAGAAAATATTATGTCTAATTTTGTTTCAATAGAACAAGAAATCATCAATCAAAAACTTGATGAAACTTCAACAACTCAAAATTTTCCTCTTGGAAAAATTATTAGAGCCAACGATAAAGACACTACTGCATATGGTGCTGGTGAATTTATTTATTTAAAAGGAGTAGCTTCTACTGCTGTTGGAGAGCCTGTAATTTATGACTTAGATGCAGGAACTTCAACTAGAGTAGTAGCTGGCTCAAGAGGAAATATTGCGATTGCTATGTCTGCAAATGTTGCTAGCCAATTTGGCTGGTATCAAATATCAGGAACTGCTGTTGCAAAAACTGGAACTGTTGCTTCGGGTGCTAAACCTTATGCAACTGCAACTGCTGGCACTTTAGATGATGCTGTTGTTTCTGGTGATGCTATCGAAAATGCTCGATTTATTACCGCAAACGGCACCCCATCTGCTGGATTTGCTTTAATGCAAATTAACCGCCCTTCTATGAATGGCAATGGTTAGTTAATTTAGGGGCGGTAATAATCGCCCCTAAAAAATTTTTAATTTCAATATATAATTTATGAATATCGTAGAACCAATTAATCAATATAGAGTAGAAGAAAAGGATAAGCTTATAGTCCAATTTTTTGACAAAAAAAGACAAATCACTAACGATTTCCTTGAAACAATTGATGTTTTAGATGAAAACAAAAAGCCAATATATGATTTATATGTTGAAATTTTTAATAAAGACGATCCATTTTCTGTTGTTTGCAAAAATGTAGAAAAAAACGATGTAATTATTTTTGCAAATGGAATTAGAAACAGATTTAAATATACTGAAATTTACGAAAGAGCATATAGAGTTTATAAAAAAAGAAAAGAAGATCAAGATATTAACATGAACAAAGACGACGAAATAAATCTTTTAAAACAAGAATTAGCAAAATTACAAAAATCTATTAAAAAAGATGAGAAAAATAAAAATGCTAGTAAAAAAGAAATAACAATAACTGAAAATAATTTAGAATAATGAGTTTATTAACAATTTGCACAGATATAGTTAAAGAAACAAAATCATCATCAGTTCCTAATGTTATAATTGGGAACAATGATGATGTTGCACAGCAAATTCTACAGGTAGTTAAAACTAGCC